ATCATAATAAATCGGCATATCAAGAGATTTGTTATTAATGCATTCAAGGCAAGCCTTTGCCTCTTTTTCCGCATCGTTCACACTGTCAGCATAGCTGTACCAATACACTCCGATTTTTAAATTTGCGCTTTTGGCATTTTTGTAATGGCTTTCAAACATACTGTCTTTTTGCGATACTTCTCTGCCGTATCCTGCCCTTATTATTACAGCTTTTATGCCGTCATTTTTCATTTTGTTGAAGTCGATATTCTGCTGAAATTCCGAAACATCAACACAAGTTACTTTTGCCATAATCAACCCTCCCAAACTGCCATAATAGCGTTGTAGTACTCCTCCATTAGCTCTGATTAATCTTTACCCAACTGTCCCAAGTAGTTGCCGATGATGAATATCTAATCCACAACGCACTACTTGTTATGTATATTTGACTCCAGTTATACTCACCCGATGACAAGCATATCAACATACCTTTTGCCGTTTCAGGAATGTTAGCGGTTGAGGTAGTACATCTGTATACTCCTATTTCTCTTGTATTGCAGTCAGATATTCCACCCACTCCGTCTCTATTTCTTGTGCCTTGCGTGTTTGAAAAATTCTCAAATCCCAATGACGGTTGGTTTGCAACATTAGGAGCGATAAAGCTGCTTGATATTGATATGTTTCGCCAATATGTTGGCAGTGTTTTATATCTGTTAAACAAATAGTCAGACAATATTTTTAAATTTACGGATGTCTGTGCTTTGATTTCAAGGCCTGTAATGTGAGCAGTACACGAGCTGTAATATTTACTCGGATTAGCCGGATCCTCTGCACTGTCAATAATGACGCAGTCGCTAACCTTAGCATATTTCTCAATCATAGCCGCTGCGTATATAATTCTCAAGCCGTTAATAGTCGCCCTTGAATAATCGCCAAGCCTTACAGCATACCTGCTTGAATCAGAACAGCACGAGCTCAATGTAGCGTTCACATTGTCCCTTAGCACAAAAGCAGTACAAGTTTCCGTAAGCTCTTCAAGCGAGTTCCAATAGTGACATGTAACTATATCATTTCCGCCCGGCTCAATTCCCACATCGGTGTTATATACAATAATATCTTTCCAGTAACTGTCTGTTGTCAGATTTCTGATTCCAACACTTCCAAGTATTGCCGATTCGTTAAACAGTAACAGTCCGCTTGCTACCGTTTCGATGTTGTAGCTTTTTACACCATCAGCTAAACTTCCTGCAAGAATACCTGCCACACTGAAATTTTTAATTTTAATATTTTTCAGCGAAAGATTGTGAGTACGATTATAATGTATTCCGTATTTGCCGTTATTGACATTGATTGTAATGTTCCGTATGTAACTGTTTCGTGATATATATCCGAGATTAGGGCTTTCAACATTAAGTTCAAAAGCCGCCTTATCATTACAATTGCTTTCGATAATTGCTTGTGTATCGCCGTCTATATACATATCTTTTGCCAAAATCGGCTTTGTAATCTTATATGTTCCTTTTGGAATATATACAGGAAGTCCTAAGTCAACAGCTCTTTGTATTGCGTTCGTGTCATCTGCAATACCGTTTCCTATTGCTCCAAACATTTGCGGAGTGTTGCACAACAGCTTTGCACTTATCTTTTCATTGAATATCGTCATCAGTCTTTCATATATGTCTGCGCCGATACTATCATTTACAATTATTCCCTTGTTTAAATTAATCGTCACAACATTAGTTGAAATAGTTACAGCCGTACCGTCATTATCAAACACTCCTGAAATGCCAAATTGTACTTTACTCTTATTCTTCAGCACAGCCGAAGGAATTTTAATTGCAGCTGATAAATTATTGATTTCAACCACATTGCTATGAGTTTCGTCACTCAATCCGCAGAAGAAAGTAGCCGATACAACACTGCATTTTTCCCAGTCATCGCCGCCCCTAAAATTCAACTTGATTTCAGAATACTTATTCTCAGAACTAACCGGGTTAAATCCATCCGTTTTCTTTAAGGTGTTCTTATAAACAGAAAAGCAAATTGTATTCACATTATCACCTCTTATATAATTGTAAAAATTATATCCCCCTAAAACAACCCCACCGCAAGAGTTAAATAATCCATTGCGGTGGTAATTAATTTACTTTATTTTGTTTTGATATTTTTTCAAAGCCGTTTTCGCATTCTCCCAACTTCCGTAAATTCTCGTCAATTGAGTAACAAGTTCTCTTGTGCGCTGCCTGTCATTGCCTGTAGATGCCTCTATATATTCGCCCCACAGTTTATCTGTTCTGCTTGTGCTTCTCATAGCACTCTTTATCTCCTTTTTTGTTTTTCCTCCTTTTTCTATAAGATAATTTTCAATCATACTATAGTTTTCAGTATCACCGTTAATCAGGGCGTCAAATAAATCAGAATACCTGTACATAACAAGTTCATTTTCCTCACTTGTATCATCAAATACAGATGTACTTCCCGTTTCATCATCAGACTTTGATTCATTAATCTTATTGATTACAAATTCAGCGCCTTTTTCGTTAAACCCATTGTCAATAAGCTCCTGTTTTCGGTCCTCGTTATCTTCAATTTCAGACACAAGCTTAGCCTCGCTTTTAATAAATCTATCAATAGCTTTTTGCACATCTTTACTGTCAAAACCACAGTCAATAACCTTTTGCCTGTATTTTTCGTAGTCAGCAAGATTGCCGTTAGCTTTTGCCACACCCGCCTCTTCAATATCATCGTCAGCCGAAAGCGCAGTAACAATTTTGCTTTTTATGTAATCAGTAGCCTCACTTTCTGTTTTACCCTTTTCTTCTATAAGAATTTCTTTCCACATATTTTCGTAATGCTCCGCTCTTGTATCATTGCCGCTCTTTTTGTCTTCAACTATGTAATAGTGCAGGTAATCAGTATTCACATTACCCTTGTTATCGGTAATAATTCTTCCGTTTGTTAAATCTTTACTATAAGCCATAGCTGATGTTATAAGACGAGCAGCATTAGTCACAGGTACACCCACACAATCAAAAAACACTTTCACAAACTCCCAATATTTACCGCTTGTAATGTTTTGAATCATATCATTAATTGAATCAACGCTCATTACCTGCAATCCGTAAAATGTCTTGTCCTTGTCAATTGCACTGCTTACCGCATCATACAGATAATCACCCATTGCAAAGCTGCCGAATATACCGTTTAATACTTCATTAATGTAGCTAAACCCAATATTTTTCGCAGATATATTACCCTCATCATCACATACATCATCCCAATGGTGATAAAGCAATAAGAAAGCAAGTGTCGAAAGAAAGCCATTAAGCAAATGTGAGCAAAAAGCACCGGAACAGCACGAAACAAATTTTAACACTGCGGCTTTTTTAGCAGCTTTGCTTTCTGCCGTACTGTTAATCTTATCATCAGCCATTCTTGCTTTCATCTCAAAGAATGAATCAAATATTGTATTACCGATTGCCATATTTTGAGAGCGGAAGGCATTAAGCGACAGTCGCCTTAAATTCTTGTTCCTCAAGTACTGTGGCTTTGATGTAACCATGTTGTTCGGCTGGGTTTCGTCAATACACTTCTCAAACTGTCTTGCAACCTCTCTGTAAAAAGCGTCAGTCCCCTTTTTAAGGTCAGTGGTCTGCTCAACATGCAGCTCTGCCGCATACAGTAAACTTGAAACCACTCTGTTATCCATTTTGCTGACAATATCAAGAAATCCCATACCTTTGCTTGTCAAACTCATTTCTTTGCTAAGTTCGCCGATTACAGTACCGTTGCCCTCTTTTCTATACCATAAATACGATGTGTACTTGTCATATAAATCAACATCAACCTTGTTTCTAAATAAATTCATAGCCGCAAGCGACACATTCTTAGCGCCAAAGTATCTGTTAGCAAGAGGAAATGCAGAAACCTGCTTTATCATAGAGCCAAAGTTAAAGGCAATCTTCATTCCCATAAAATTGCTCTGAATTTTATCAAGAAAAGTATTATCTATGGTGTCTGCTCTCTGCTGTAAATCTCCGATCAGCTTATCTATATAATGCTCAGCAGTCACGCCATATCTGTCCTTTATCGTGCTGTGCAGCGTCTGAGTTCCGTCAGAATAGTTATATACCTTTTTGAAATTTTCAATCGGTATCACCATACCGCAGTATTCGCTGACTTCCTTCACTTGTTTAACATATTTCCTAAGTGCGTCATCGATAACAATAGGTGTGGAAGACCATTCTCGCTTTTTGGTAAACCCTCTGCTCTTAAGCCTTGTATCATAAGATTCTGTTTCAAGCACCTTTTCGTATTTACCTGCGTCACCGTACACCTGCAACGGGTAATAATTCTTAACAGTCGCAATTTTCATTCCGTACTTAGCCATACTCACTTCGTTAATTTCTTGCTTAAGTGTTTGATTATACACCTCACTAATAGCCGAGGCAAGCTCCATAAGCACTTTATTCTTTTCTACATAACTCTCAATGTTTTGTAAATCGCTTGCTGTAAATCTTACCTTGTTAGGATGTTCTTTTGCAGTCCTTTTAAGTTTCATGTTATCCAACTCAAAGTTAGGCAATACAGTGAAATGTTTTGCTTTATTACCATAGCTTTCATCTGTACCACCCAAAAGATGAATATGTCCGCTTTTCTGCCTGTCGGTAAGATATATTGCAAGAAGTACGCCCTGCGTAATCGGCACACGCCTACCGGTTTCTACATCCCTAAAATCAAACTCTTTCACATCCTCATTCTGAATTTTTTTAACTTCATCAGAATATTTGATTGTTACCTCTTTAATTCTGCTTATTGCCTCGTGCTGTAATGCAATAGCGTGATTTTCTCCTTTATGCAGGTCGCTGAACATCTTATATATAATACTGTCATCGTTATAATTACTAAGCATTCTGCCATAACGCACAGGGTCAAGATGAGTAGTTATATAACTTTTCCCAAGCTGCTTAAACGGTGCGGCAACTACATTTCTCATCTTAGAGTAATCTGTTATCGACTTATTGTTTTTTACCTCTTCAATAGCCGTATTTGCAAGTGCCATAAAGTTCTGTTTTCTGCCGTCAACAATAATCTGCACTGCATCCCTAAGAGATTCGTCAAGCATTTTCATTGTATCATATATGGCACTTAATTCATGTGAAGTTAAAGTATATATGTTTTGACCTTCCAACATTTCAGCAAGATTTTTGAGTTGTTTATTTACCGGTTCTTTATAACTTATACTTTCAATATCAATAAAAGTATTTTGAGGTTTTTCTTTTTCTTTTTTCTCCAAATCTGTAGAAGGAGTCGGTTCCGGTTTCATATTATTATATTCTTTGGCAAGTTCAGCAACGCTCTCACCGACTTCTTTAATTCTGTTCCATTCACCGAAGTATCCGGGTGTAGCGTTCTTAGCGTCTTTAACGGTAAAACAACTAAGCACATCAATAATAGGTCCTTTTAAATTATCCGGTATATATTCATTATTTTTAGCCTTGCCGTCAAGCCTTTTCGTTAGTCTGTCACACATTCTTCCGAGTTTATGCAAATATTCAGTCTTATTTCTTCCCTCGTTATACTCCTCTCTTATTGTCTTATAGTGGCTTGCAATAATCGCCTTTTGTGCTTCAATAATTTTATTGCTGTATGCATTTTTGTTTTTTTCTACTCTAACCTTACTTTTTTCTTTATTAAGTCGAGAAAACAATTCTCTTGAATGTTCAACTCGTTTGCGATGCTCCTCTTTTTTCTCTTGACTTAATTTAGCATTTCTCTTCCACAGTTCAGTATTTCTTTCCTTTGCCTCCTTAAGTTCTTGCCTATATTGCTTATTTTTAGCTTCCGCAATTTCAGTAGCTATATTAATTGCCTCTTTCTGCGAAGTTTCAATTTCTTTAATCAACTTTTTGTCTGCTTTCGTATCAGCCTTAAGTTTTTCTGCCTTTGCATTTATAATCTTAGAGGCACATTCAAAAGCCATTTGAATCGCAGCCGTTTCCGGAGTTTCATAAAATGAATTTTCCCCCTCAAAATACGGGTTCTTATATTTAGGCTTTAACACATTATTTACAAGGTCCTCAAGCCATAAGTATCCCATATCACCGTCAGCGTTTTCATTAAGTAAGTAAGGATAATTTTCTTCAATATGCGTAATTACATCTTCAATATAATATCCTTTTCCGCTTTCCTTGTTTTTAACTACAACATATGTTTTGCCAAACATCTTTTTGCGGTAGTTTGCTACCGAACCGTAGTCTTCCTCAATTTGCTGTACATCTCTCGGTTTTATAAGCAGTACTTTGCCTTGGAGCATATCAAGTACAAACTCTCGTTCTTCACGCATAAGAGTTGTGTCATACTCACCGCTAAGCAAAATACCGCCCTTGCAGTCATTTACAAATTCTTCAAATAAATCTGTAAAATTCGCATCTTTCTTTCCTATGCTGTCAACAAAATTCTTAAGTTGACTTGCAAGCTCTTTCTTGTAATTAGGGTTATACTTGCCTTTTATACCGTATGTCTGCATTATACTTCCGGCAATTCTTAGATATTCTTTCTCATCAAGTTTTACATTCTTTCCCTGTGCAAGTCCGCTCTTTGTAGTTTGTGCCGCACTTTTATATATTTTCGCTACTGCTATTACAGGATTTTTTTCAACTGCCTTGTCAAAGTCAATTCCCTGCGGTGTGCTTTCATCATCAAGCCAATCATTAATGGTATCATCTGTTGCGTACTTTATGTCGGAAACGTTATCATTTTCTTTTATATTGACTTTGTTATCCTCATGTGCTAATATTTTATAGGAAGCTGTACCACTAAGCGTTTCGGACGTTTGCGAGAGGGATTTATTTTCACTTGGCGTAGTGGCAAGGCTTTCTTTATTTTTGCCTGAATACATAGTTTGAAGTGTTAAATCGTGATGCTTTGCTGAAACATATGTCACAGCTGTTGTTTTACCATTAATGGTTTTTACAAATATAATTACAGGCTTATTTTCAAACTTTTTATCTCCTAAATATATTTTATCAGGATTAGTAATTATTTTAGCAAAATTCAAAAAGTCACTTTTAACAATTGCTCTTTGACCTCTCAAATTTTCTTTTATTTCATTGCCATGATCATATTTTAAAATTTTTCTTATTTCTGATGAGCGTAATACTAAATTATATCCTGAAATATTTAAACCTGTTTTGCTATATATAAATTCGCCTAATTTGGAAGAAATTTTACCTATATATATTTTCTTATTAATATCATTATTTAATGATTTTGTGATAAAATCTTCAAATTGTTCATTATCACGATATATCAATATATTTTTGCTTGACTGCCAATTTTCTTTTTCTTTATCAGAATATTTTTCTATACTTTTTTCATCCGCTGAATATTTCACATATTCATTATTAGCAAATACAACATCTTTCCTGTCAATGTCCGGACGGATGTTTTTTCTTTGCTCTGCATTGTAATCTCTTCTTGCAGAAACATCTCTTGCTTCTCTTTCTCCGGCAGTGTTATAATACATTGCCATTGCTTCTTCATCGCTGTATCCGAGATTTTTCCAGTATTCCAAATTACTTCCGTTCGCAAAATTTTCTATTTCCTGTATTGCGTGCTGAATTTCGTGAATAATCGCTTCTTTCTGCTCATCAATCGTTTGCATCGGATTTAACATTATCACATTACCGTTTGAACTGTATACACCTCGATTAACCGAAGAAATCTCGTAATAAACATCTACATTCTTTAGTTGCGGATACGCTTCAAAAAGTTTGGGATGATTTATTACATCACTCAATTTCACTCCTTTTCTGTACTCAATCATTTTTTCGTCAAGATTGTAGTATTCATTTTCCTCTGCTTTTGTTGCTGTATTATTTACAATCTTTTCTTCAAGCTCTGCACTTTTAACTTTCATTTTTGCAAGTTCAATTGCGGCAGCTCTGTTCTTTTCGATATCTGTTTTAAACTCTAATTCGCTGTTATCTATCTCAAATCGCCACTTGCCGTCATATCCCTTAAACCAACCCGTTTCCTTACGGATTTTCTCGGAATCTGTACCGTCCTTTTCAAGCTCCATAGCTTTCTCAAGCGCACTCTTGTCCGCAGTTTCTGCTTTCAATCCTCCCATGCTGTATTTGATATCATTGCTACTTTCGTCATTTTTCGTATTGACATTATTTTTACTTTGAGATATACTGTTAGTGACGAAGTTGGGGTTTATGTGCGAGCTCCTCTTGCCTTTGGCATTTGAGAGCACGTCGCCGTACCCAACTTCGTTTATTTTATTTATATCGTAAAGTATATTTCGCCCATCTTTAGACTTTGCAATATTTAATGTTACCGAGTATATTTTACCATACTTATCCATTACAAAAGCATTTCTAAATTCCCATCCGTTTTCATCTAACCATTGATGTGAATGTTCTGCATTTTCATTTTCCTTTTCTGAAATATTTATTACTTCATCAGAATGAACGATTACTAACTTACTGTTTCTGTCTGACTTTCTTGATAATTTATCAATAACTTTATGACTGTTGTTAGCACCATTTTTGGTTACTCGTTCATTTGGCTTTGCAAATTCTATAATTTCTTCTTTACCGTTCTCGTCAAATGTTAAAAACTTTTTTCCTATAAGATGTTTTGAAATAAAATTTCTAAAAGTTTTACCCCAATTGCGTGGTGGAATCCCTTTAAATATGTTTGTATCAAGAACAACCACCTTATCATATATTTCACCTGAAACCTTATTTTTTACATTTTCTTTAATTGAATACTTAACATCTCCACTCTCAACACCCTTACCGGTGTTATTTTTTTGCTCATTTGTAATTACTTCTTCACTTTTTGCCTTAATGTTATCCGCTGCATTGCTAAACATTTCTGCAAGTTTGTCAAGCGCCTTTACATCATTTACAAATGCTTGAGCTGCTTCGTTTGTTGTATGAGTAATGATAAACTCTTTAATTTTGCTCGCAAGATTTTTTATTGCATTTGCAAGTTTTTGAAGAACCCCCTCATCTGCCTTTGCAACCTGCAAAGCCTTATGCATTGCACTTTCATCTCCGGCAATAGCCATAATGGAGTTGCAGACAATTTCTTCTATGCAATCCTCGTTTGTGGTCAATCTGTCACCGTAATTAATCTTAACATTATCAGCCATTTTCATTACATCGTGACCGCTCGCATACAGATAGTCCACAACAAAGTTTCTTATAAGCCTGTAATCTTTCGGACTTTCCCTGCGAAACGAATGCATGCTTTCGTGCATTGCAACAGGTAAAATATAATTGCCGTCAAGGCTTGCTCTTATGTATATTTTACCGTTCCTAAAATCAATTCTTCCGTTTTCGTCCATATCGGCAGTGAGTATAATCTCCTTGCCTGTCATTTCACTTAATTTTTCAAGTGCAAGTCTTGTACCCTCATCAAGGTTTACCGTTTCCTCGGCACTCTTCTCAACATACACATTAGCCTTTACATTTGAACTTCTGTCTATTCTCGCAAGTTTTTCTTCATTGTTGAAGAATAAATCAGAATCTTTATTGCCCGCCTCAACCGCAAGCATTGCTCTCTGCGGACCGATTGCGTCAATATATTTCCCGTAATATTTCATTGCGGCTACTCTGTTATAATGGGCTCCCATTTTTCCCGCTTCGTATAACTGTGTAAATGTATCTATATAATTATTAATATCGCTTTCTTTGCCTTTAAAATTAACATAATCGCCGTATTCCTGCACAAGCGTGCCCGCACCGTTTGTATCAAAGTTTTTCGCAGCATTCATAAGACTTTGATATTCCGGAAGATTAAAAGTCAAACTGTCTGCATTATATACCCTGCCGTCATCAGCAATAACACGCACCTTATTATCCGCTTCTCCGTAATATCTCGCACTGCTTTCAAATCCTACAATAACAACACTCTTGCCTTTATTGTCTGTTGCCGTAATGCCGTTTTTATGACTGTTGCCAAAGTTATATTTTATATGTTCTGTAATCTCTTCCTTGCTTACAGTGTTGATATTCTCTTCATTTGCGGTAACTCCGTCATTTTTTACATCAGTGTTCTCACTAATCGTATTTTTTAAACTTTCAGCACCGATAAGCTTCATAAGGTTGCCAACATCAACGCTGTTTACCTTGTAGTTCTTGTTGCCGCTCATTTTCTTTTCAATTGATTTTGCAATACTGACAGCCTTTTCACTACCGCTGTTTTTTGCTTGTTCCAAAAGCAGATTAATGTCAAAGTTCTCATCTGACATAACCTCTTTGCCAATCTCTTCCGCACTCTTTTTCATATCAATATTGGTGTTTATTTTGCCTTTGGCATAACTTATGCCGCTTACCGAACCGCCAAGCACACCGCCACTTACCGCACCGCCTGCTGCATCAAGTAACACCTGTTTTCCAAAATTCTCTGCACATTTTGCTGTTGCTTCCTCTTTTGTGTAACCCTCATCAATGTACCCCTGGTATTCAAGTGCTATAGATGACATATTACCGTTAATAATACAGTCTGTCATAGTATTTGTAATAGTGGTTAATCCCTCCTCGCTTGCTTCCGTAAACATCTGCTTTCCTGCATTTTTTAAAACACTTTTCAAGCTGTCGGGACTTACCGCTTCAAATGCTTTTAAATTTTCAATACTGAATTTTTCGAAAAATGCTTCTGCAATACCTGCCGCAACACCGGTCATAAGTGCATTAGAGGCTTTACCTGTATTTTCATATGCGTCTTTTGCCGCTGCTGTTCCTGCCTCTGTCGAAAGCAAAACCATTTGCAGACCTGTACCGACACCGGGTACAAGATTGAGCGGTAAGGTTGCAGCAAAGTCAGCAAGGCTCATACCTGTTTGATATAAAAATGACGCAACCTTGCCGGCAGTTTCATTCCCGATATCCGCACCTATTTTGTCAGATACCGTGCTTCTTACAGTATTAACCCTTGCCGCTGCGGTATCATATGTATTAATCCATTGATACTCTCCTGTAACATTTTCCGCAATACCCGCACCAATATACTTAAAAGCGTCACCTACAGAGCCAACGGCATTATCAAGTACACTCCACGCACTCGCACCTACAGGATTGTTCATTGCGTCCTGTTGAATTTTCTGCAAGTTTTCAATAGATGCCTGCTCCTGCATAGCTCTGTCATAATAAGTGTATAATGCTTTCGGATCATATCCCTCGTTTGCAAGATTGTTAAAGTTCTCAACAATTCTTTGTTCCTGCTCAGGAGTGTATTTATTTCCGCTTTTTAAATCAATTCTCACAGCCTCATCATTATCAGACTTTCTCTGTTCAGAGTTTTTCTGATAAGCATAATACTGCTGTACAATACTCCTTACCCTTGCGTCACTTTCAAGAATATCCTTAGTCTTTTCTTCATACTCTTTTTTTCTTAATTTACTTTCGTATTTGCTTATTTCATTTAGTTTAGAAATAATACCGTCATCAATTTTTCTATCGCTTTTTGATGCAGTAGTGCCATTACTCTCGTTTTCCTTATATATATGATATAAATAAGCATGTTCAGCTTTTGCTTTTTCGATCTCTTTCTTGTAATCCTCACTTGTTGCAAACTCGTCCGCATGACTTTCAAGCCATTGTCTTTCTTCTTCACTTACATAAGGCGCATGCTTCATATATCCTTCATATGTCTTTGGAGTGTCTTTATATTTTTCCTCGTAATACTTTTCTTTTCCTTTGCTTTCGGCAATTCTTTCGGAATCTTGAGCTTCATTCATTCGTTTTTCAATTTTATCGTCACTGTTTTGTAGGTCTGATTGTTTTTGTTGAGCATATTTGCTTGCACTTACATATTGGTAATATACAGACTCATTTTTTACTTTTTCACCCAAAATTTTATAATAATTATAATCCGCCTTTGCCTTATCAGCCTCTTTTTTATAGTCCTCGGCTGTTGCATACTGTTCGGCTTGCTTTTCAAGCCATTTCCTTTCGTCACTGCTTACATACTGAGCGTGATTCATGTACCCCTCATAAGTTTTTGGAGTATCCTTATACTTCTGTGTATAATATTCGTTTCGTTCCGACTGCTTGTTTATGCTTTTAATTTGATTTTTAACAATATTGTTACGAACAGTAAACAGTTTCTCTGCACCGGGTAAATATGCAGGTGCATTCTTTTCAAGAGTGTAATGTTTTACTCCGTTTGAATCTTTCGTTCCATTTGGCACAATACTTAAATTACTGTCTTCGTTCTGTACATGATTAAGATTTGTACTGAAAAAATTATTTCTCTGCTTCGCAGGACTTTGATATTTACCTGTCACTATATCTCTAAGCTTCTGATTAAGTCTTTCACTCTCTGTCTTATCAATATTACTAATCATTTTTTCCTCCTATATGTTAATTCCCAATTTGGCAGCAATATACGCTACATCATCTTTAGATATATGGCCCTTATCAAAACCAATCTCAAGCTGCTTTTTCGTGAACGCCTCGTTTGCATACGATACATTTCCGTTTTTATCTTCTTTCTTCAAATAAGCATTAATAAAACTTTCTGCAATACCGTTATTGTACTTTTCATCATCTGATGTAACGCCAATCTTATTGTACAAATAATCTCTTTCGTCACTGTTAATTCTTCCTGCCTCAAGCGCACCGTCAATATATGCCTTAGAATATGTCACATAGTTATTAATGCCTTTCTCGTCATATTTGTCCCCGTCTTCCTTAAAGTCTTTCTTCGTAACACCCATAGCTGCAAATACAGCCTCCGCATTTCTTGTTTTTCCTTTATCTTTGCTTTTCTTCTGCATGTCTTTTACCATTTCAACCCAGTTGTTGTATGCGTCCTCGGATTTTGCATATTCTATTTTCCTGTTATTTTCAGCTTCCGCCTGTGCAATCTGGACCTTACTGTCAGCACTTTGTGTGTTGTAAATGTATCTGCTGTTTTCAGCGTTTCTCTCGTCCTCAATTCTGTTCTGTTCAGCATTCAGCTTAGTTTCATATATATTGTTGTTAAGCTCGTTAAGCTGTAAGTCGCTCTGTCTGTCTGCAACATATCTGTTATATAAAGTATTAAGCTGATTTTTGTAGTCTTGTGTCAAATCTCTGCTTCTGCTGTAATTCGTACTGTCAAGCTGAGAATATATATTGCCTGCATTAGCAAGCCTGTTCTGTTCAGCGTTGTAGTCAAGCTGCGCCATCTGCTTGTAAGTCGGCACTGCGTCGCTCACATTCTCCATCTGCTTATTGGCAACCTCACCCGCCACTATATCCGCATAGCTCGGTTCATACCCGTTCGCAAGCTGTGCGGCTGTTTGTCTGCTTAACTGTGCGCCCGTCTGCGTGTTGTCTTTGTACTGTTCAACATATTTTTGGTAGTCCTTGTCATTGCTCGTATTATAGTCAAATCCTCTGTTGCTAAGCCAGCTGTTAATAGCTGTATCAATCTTATCACCGTAAGAACCACTGTATGTTCCGCTTTCCGTCGCCGCCTTTGCTGCATTGTCCTCAGCCACATCCAAATACTTCATATCTTTTCCCATATGTTATTCTCCCAATCATTCTGCAATTTACCGTTCAAATAATTATAATAAGCGTCATTCTGCCTTTTTGAACTGTCAATACTCGCCTGCGTATCAGCAGAAACATTATTGTGCTCATACTGCTGCTCTGCAAGGTTTCGTATATTACTCAAATTGCTTGTCGCTGCCGACATCTGAGCCTGCCACCTCGCAAGCTCATTTTGGAAGTTACTCATATCAAGGCCCTTGCTTGTGCTGTACTTGTTTTCGTAATAGGTCATAAAATCGTAGTCATCCTGCACCTTATCCCTGTATCTTTGATACTGTGCATTATCAAAGCCTTGCAATGTACTTATCTTATTAAGCGTATCCTCCTGCTGACTGCTCCAATTTTGATATGCACTGTTCTTAAGACTTGGTATTTTGTTTTGCAGCTCGTCCATAAAGTTGTTGTATTCTTTCTGCCCTGCCGCCTGAGCATATGAGTTTGTGTAGCCGCCCGTATTTGCAGAGTAAGCCCCTTGCACATTCTCCTGCTGTACTTTTCCCTCACGCTTGTATTTGTCGTTATACTGCTGATACTCAGAGCTGTCATCTGCGTTAAACTTAAATTCATTGTTCATATACTTGTCCGCAAGACTATTCAAAGTATCACTGTAGCTGCTCTTATATCCGCCGTCTATTCTGTTTTTGTACGAATTAGCATAATTATCCGCTTGCGCTCTTGCCTGCTTTGTAGGCGTGCTTTCTGCAAATGTAGGCGCATTGTTTGCAACATTGTTGTATGCTCTTGTAGCGTCATTCACGCTGTTTGCGTCATAAATGTTATATGCCACTCTCATCGTCCCCTTTCGTGCTTATATTCTTCAAAAAGTCCTCGCTCATATTATCCGTATCAAGACTGTAAAGCACTCCCGTAAGCGCCTCGTAAAGGTCTGCAATGTAATTCCTCAGCACACCCGGATCATTGCTCGCAGGCGGAGGGTCAATTCTAAGTACTGCCATTATCTCACCGCACTTCCTTTCTGATATGTAATGTTAATGCCATATATCTCACAATACCCCACACCTTCGATTTTAAGTCTTAAAAATTCAGCTCTCCTAAGCGGCACAGGTATCACCCTCGGCTTTTTCTCATCGTAATATATCCTATACAGCTCGCTCCATTCGCCGCTTTCGCTAAACCTCGCAAGCACTCTTACCTTCGTGTCCTTTTCAGGCTTAATCCCTATTGCAACCTTGCTTATAAACTTCGTGTCAAAGTCGCTGTCATACATATCTCCGGTTTCGCAGAACCACTCAAAACTGTTTTCAATTTCAAGTTTCTGCTTAGTCAAATATGTCTGCAACAGTGTTACATCTCTTGCATCAATACTGTTGTCATCATTAACATCAGCTGCTTCAATCTGACTTTGATTTAGTTCTTTCTCAGCTGCTATATAATCTTTAAGTAACTGCAAATCATCAGCAGTTACCACACCGTCATCATCAATATCGCCGTATATTCTGCCTGTACCGTCTTCAAACTCTTTTCCGCACTTTTTTGTATCGTAATACATAATGTTGTCAAGCAAGCTGTTTTCGCTCTCAACACACACAATATAGTTATTCTCATCATTCACATAGTACATCGTATCATTATATGTCGCTGTACAAAGCATTCTCGTATCGTCTTCCTTGTGCCATAAACCTTTCTGCACATCAAAGCAAAACATCTCGTTTCCACCCTTAATGTTTTCAAGACTTACATAGTATTTGCTCTTGTGCTTTCCTGCCACAGCGTTTCTGTACTTTTCGTTTCCAAACGCACTTTCCGAAATCAACACAGCCGTACCGCCTGAGTATTGCGCAATTCCGTTTTTCGCTTTATACAGCAGATAATCTCCCATATTCACTACGCTTTGCCTGCTGCCTTTCTCAACTCCGCTAACCCTGTATGTTGTAAGAGTAAAATTAGATGGCTTTGTGCCATATATTTTCAGTGCGTAATTCTCCTTAAAGAAAATAACAGAACTGTTCATCTTTGCAATTCCTGTAAATTCACCCTCAACCCCCACAGTCAGCGCAAAGCTGTCCGTTGCTATGCCGTCACTGTACGCATACCAGTTTTCACAGTCACCGAGCTTGCAGGCATATATCTCATTACTCTTACTTGAACATCCCCACAGTCTGTTGTCAATTTCCATTATCATGCCGGTTTCCAAATCAGGCATAATTCTCTCAACATTAATTATTCCGCAGTATGGTACACTTGAATCAATACTTGCCTTAATCACAATATAATCGTTAGCCACATCATACAATTTAAAAAATTTGTTATTCAGCGTATCAACATAGCTTGTACCAATGTCCCATTCTGCTTCGCCTACATTGTGCTCTATACCGGATATTTTCACAAAATCGCCGACTTTAAGTCCTGCCCCGATTTTATCAGCACTTATTTTCAAGTAATAGCTTGCAATTTCTGTAAAATGTTTCAACTTGTTATTATAATACTGCGTATTTGTTTCTTCACTTGTGCACATCCATAATTTACTCGGCACACTTTTACATTCCTCAATCGTATCGCCTACTTCAATTTTGCTTATAAACTCTGCATAGTTTGCTCCGCCTTCCTTTCCTTTTTGCTCACTGCTGTCCGCAAAATTAATGTAAGCCGCAATCGACATCACCTTTTTTCTTGGCTTAACGCTTGTGTTAAGCGCAATTTTGTCAATCGAACAATAAAAGCCGTAATACTCGCTGTCCTGCGCAGCCTTGCATTGTATTCCATTATTATGCACTTCAATATCCGTTACAGCGCCGCTGCTAAGGTTTACATACTTTTTATCAGGAAAAATCAATACATTGTTGCCGTATTGGACAAGTTGATGTTCTATTTTTGTATCATACTCATATCCCTTAATCTCAATAAGTCTGCCGTTGTTGCACAAATAGCCTCTGCTGTCAAGGTAAATAAGTCCGTCATTAGCGCATATCACATTACTTACAATCCTTGCACTTTCTCTCGCAGTAACTCTTGCCCTGTTCTTCCTCGGCGAAAGAATCGGAAAATTGTCACCGCTCATATTCTTCATATCCTTAAATTCCGTATACAAAGTAGTGCTTGATGTAGACACTCTCGAAAATCCTGTATTGCTTGTCCTGTTTAAACCTTTAAATACAGTTATCTCACTTGTCGCTCTCCTTACATTGTTAAGCTCCGGCAACATTCCTTTCACCCCTTACATATAATATCTGTTATACCTTGTCTGCCTGTGCGTTCTGTACCAATAGCTTGTAAAGTCATTTAGTAGGTCTTTATACACTATACTGTCATTCACATATCTTTCGCTGTCCTCGTACTGTAAATCAATCATACTTGCACAAAACGCCTCGTATATTCCGTCATAAGGCGCAGGCACAAGCAGCTCTTTTCCTCTGTCCGTCTGCAAATCATACTTTCCATACTCTCTTGCAATCTCATTTCCGCCCTCTCTGTTTGCTGCAACATTCAAAACAATGTACATCTCAACCTTATTTATATCTGCAATAATCTGCTCATCACTCACCGCATAATCTCTCTTGAGCCTTTTCACATTGTCAATTACCTGTTCAATAGTCATCAATATCACCCCATACGCAAAACGGACGATAGCCACCGCCACCGTCCGTTTTACTATTATTAGAGATTTCCAAATGGAACTTGTTGTTAAATTCTTTCCTCGGCAATAGCGTCCTCTGCTTCCTTTGCTCTTTTGCTCTGAATGCCGAGTGCAATCGCCTGCTGTTCTTTAGCGTTGTCGATAATTTCCTTTGCCTTTTTTGGAATAGTCACCGTCTGACCCTTTGGAATAATCGACTGCACGCCGTTAATGTTAAGCTCAAGGTTCTTGTTGCTCTTTAGTGAGCCCATATCAATATGTGCCTCAACTATCTCCTCTGCCTCTTCATTTGCCTTTTTCACAAGCTGTAAAAGTCTTTTTTCCTCGGTTTTTTCCCTGTCATCGGCTTCAAGTTTTTCAGCGTCCCTCTGTGTCTGCTTAGTAAGCAGAGCAATCGTTGCTTTCATTTCTTCCTGTTGTGCAAGAATACTGTCAAGCTGTGACTTGTCAATCTCAATCTTCTCACCCTCGGCAGTAACCTTTTCCGCTGCTTTAGTTGCCATCACTCTCACTCCTTACGCTGTAATTTTTGTTGTGCTGAGCTTGCTCGCACTCTCAATTCTCACCATGCAGGTCTGTGCAATAATGCCAATGCCATGTGTGCACTTCCAACCCTGCGTAGCTCGCTGGTCGAGCGGGTCAGTAGCACCGCCTGAGCCGAGCGGCTTAATAATGGTCTTCATACCCTCGCCCTCAATCTCAAGCACCTCGTACGCCTCTTTACCGAGCAAGAGTGTGCTGTAAACATCAATGCCCTCAGCACCTGCTTTCTTGAACACACAAGACATATTCGACTTCACAAAACGAATGTTGCCAATCATACCGATTTCGCCTTTAAAAATTCTCTCAGTTGCCGAGTATTTTGTAACCTCGATAAAGTCTTTAGAACGCATAAGGTCATACTTTACATTCGGGTGAATAATCGCTACAAAACTGTCGCCAATCGGCTCGGCATTCTGCATTTCAAGGTAGTTTAATCCTCTGTAAAGCACATCAACCGTAAGGGTAGACAGCTTAGTAATACCCTTTCGTGTGGTTACCTCGGTTTCTGTACCGTCACTTGCAACCGCAGGTGCGTAAATAACCGATGTACCTGTGTTAAGTGCCGCTGCGTCAATCTCCTCGAGTGTTCTGCCGCTCTGACTTGCAAGCTCTTCTGCGTCATGCACAAGAATATCATCACGGCTTGCAAACTGTGCAAAATCGGTCACAGGAGTGTACGCACCGTACTGGTTTACCGGAATTTCAATGTAATAGAAATTCATCTGATTACCCGGAGGTGTAACACCCTCGGTAAGCGGTGTAGTTGCAGTCGGGTACGGTGTAAGACCTCTGATGTTTACAATACCGCCGTTATGTTTTGGGAATGTTTCCCTCTTGCCAAACTGAGCGTGCACCAGCTTTTCCTGATGGTTTTTCAGAAACACTCTGTTGTAAAACACCGCCTTTTCGGGTGTAAAATCATTGCCGCTTGTTTCCTCAGTGTTACCGTATGCGTTCACCACATAGCCGTTTGAGCGGTTCACACCACCTGCGTCTACCGTAACATCAAAGAGATTTAATTTAATTTCAATAAACTTTTTCATATCCGTTCCTTTCCCGAAACGGCGTCTTATCTCGGAATATGTGCCGTTCCGTTCTTAATGTTCTCTACGAGCGTATCAAATTCACTGTCGCTCATATCTTTTACACTCTTCGCCACAGCTCTTGAACTTCTCTGATTAACATTCTCGCTTATTCTGTTAGCATTAGCCTGCATATGTTTTGTTGCGGCATTCATCGCAGCTTTAGCTGTTCTGTTCACCATTTGCTGCCTCAGTTCATCAGCGTGCGCCATCTCATATGCGAATGTTGTGTCAAACACTTCATCATTTTTGCCTGTGGACTTATTTTTCTCCGTATTTCTCTTAGCAATAAAATCAAGCGCAGCCGTAAATGCAGGATTATTCATCTCTTCCTGCAAATTAAAATCAGGGTAAGTTTCTCTTGTTTTCAGCGCCATGTTTTGCAGTCTTGTATCAAGCTCTGCCATCGCCTTTTCCTGTCTTAATCTGTTAAGCTCTTCCTTGGTTTCATTTACTTCTTTGTCGCTGAAATACTTATCCTGCAGTTCTTCGGCAGTCATACCGCTGCCAAGTGCTTTTTCGCTAAAGTAGCTCGAATCACCCTTTACAGCCTCAAGTAAAGCATTAGTATCGTTGCTGTCAATATTATATTTGTTCGCAATAATACTCAAAATCTCATTGTCGGTACTTACTTGATTTTTAAGCGTGTCAATCTGATTTTTCGCTTTAGAAAATCTCTCAGAAAATGAAGTGTTCATCTTCTTGCCAAACTGGTCTTTGTACTTGCCTTTAATCAGACTTTCAAATTCCTCGTCAAGATTTTCCGCCTGCTGTCTTTCTGTACTTTCAGCCGCAGGTTCTTCCCCTTCCTTGTAGCCGTAAGCATTCTGATAGCTCTCAAGCAAATCATCACTAAGCCCGAGCCTCTGCGCTTTAGCTTTGGTTTCCTGCTTTATTTCAGTTTCCTGTGTGCCTGTGGTAGCACCGCTGCCATCACCTGCCCCTTCTCCGTTTCCGTCTGCTGTTCCTGCACCTTCACCGTCAAAAAGGTTAATAATGACCTTCGTATATTTTTCCATAAGTTTCTCCATTCTCTCGTCTTTCCGAGGTGTCCTACCGTCTTTCCGGCGTGCCGGGCGATAAGCTCCACTCACTCTCACCATTATATTTTAATTATAATATTTCGCTGTTTTTAAAAACAACCCCACCGTTTTTAATTTCAATCTCGTCACGATAGTTTTCCTCAAACATCTCAAGGCCTGTCATAATCGCCTCAATCTTCTGTCTTAACTTAAGCTCAAATACCATTCTTTCGCATACGCATTTAATTTTCACATCGCCGTACTCGTATACAATCTCAAGCTCTTCAAGTCTTGCCTCTGTGTCTTTAACAATCTGCACAAGCGTGCTCACAAGTGCACTTACACTCACGCACACATCGTGCGTACAGTGACCCTTGCATTCAAATTCAAAAATTGCTGTGCTCGGCTGCTTAAAATCAAACTCTATCTGCGTCTTTATCTCTGTCATACCGCTGCACCTCCATTCATAACCGCATTATTCCGAGCCTGCATAGGATTTTGATTTACTGCCTCTTTGTTTGCAAGCATTTCACTCATCATCTGATTTTTGTTGTATAGCTCCTGAACCGTCAGCTCAAGGGTCTGATTTTTCTTTATCATTTCCTCTACTTTTGTCTTCCCCTCAAAGCTCATACCCTCAAGGGCAATCAGCGCAGAATCTGCATTCTGCGGATTAAAAAATCCGAGCTCGTAAAGGTTCATCATCATTTCATTGCTTGCAGCCGTTGCAAACGGGCTCGCTTTCTGCGCTTTTACTTTAATGTCAAAAATCGGCATACGGTCAAATATCTGTCCGCTTTCATCTGTCTGCTGTTTCATAAGCTGCGAGTTGTCAAAATCAATGTACTCTGTCTTGTTGTCCTCTCCCGTAATTCTGTAAAATCTCGGTAGAGTGTAAAACTGCCTCATCAATTCAATAATGCAGCTGCAAATTTCTGTAAATATATGATAACCGCTCTTATTAATATCCCTGCTTATCTTTCCGCCTGCCTCTTGCAGTGCAGCAATAGCAGAACCGGATGTAACTCCTGCCGCACCTGCGCCGTTGCTTGCGTCATTTGTACCCGTAGTTTCCTTGATTTCGTTAATAAGCGCATTATACATATTGAGCGCACCTGCCGCAATGTCTTTGGTTTCAAACGGCTTTGTTGCGTTCTCAACACTCTGCGCCTCAATAAAATCCTTGCTCAAATCGTTAAGGTCAGCAATATTAAGTCCTGCATTTGAATTAATAATGCTCCTCGTCTGAGAATTTACCTTTATGTTCTTTAGAATATCCCTTTTAAGCTCGTCAAGATTGCTCTGACAGCTCCTGCAAATGTCAACAAACGAAAATCCTGCCGGAGTATCCCTCAGCTTAAACAAAGGATCAAGGAAAAACGGATAAAGCCCATGGTTATACAGTCCATTCGGGTACTTTTCAGGCTCGTTCTCCGTAGCCTCAAGTACCTTTTCCCCGCAAAACTTCACAAAGTGCAGTACGCCGTTTTTCTTGTAGTACCAATCTATAACCGCTGCTTTACCGTTTTCCTTATTGCTGTTGTCATAAGTTCTGTAATTCTCAAGTCCCATTGTACTTGAGCTTACATCTTCAAGCTGTGGATACATCTCCTTGACTTCCTCAAGGTCATAAAGCCGCACATAAAACACATTTCTGCTGTCCTGTATATCCTCAATAAACGGCTCCCAAAAAAGGCTCAGAATATCCGCCTTGCATATTTCAACATCGCCAACGCCATTATCTTTTTTTCCGTTCCATACTACCGCATACGCACCTGTACCGCCAACAAGTTTATCAGTATTCACCTCACTGTAAACTTGCAAAAATCCGTTGCGCTCAAGTACACACGGCATTACACTGTTCAGCATTTTTGCAGTTTCCTCATCATCTCTCGCTCTCGGCAAGAAAACAGGCTCGGGAAAATTGTCCATCAGGTCTGCATGTTTGTTCATAATCACATTAAGCGTCTGACCTCCCATGCGTTTCGGAATCAGTTCATTTCTTATACTGCCGTCCTCACTTTTGTACTTCTTCGGTTTATCGTTATCTGTGTAAAGCAAATTGTATGTATCAAAATTGTTCTTGTACCGCACATCGTAGCTCTTTTTGCTCGCTATGTAGTCATTAAGCACACTTCTCGCCTTTGCAATCTCTTCGCTTCCAATCGCCTTTGCACTGCCCTGAGCCGCTGCTTCATCGGTTTCATCGTCTGCACTGCCATTTGCCACTGCATTAATGTCACTACTTTTTACTACCGCATTAAAACTTTTCTTTGGGTGCACACCCTCCGCCTCAGCCGAGTATGTGCGAATCGGCATAATAACGCCGTTCTCATCTCTCTTTACTTCCATTTTCTCCTCCTAAAAAATATTGCTCCTGTCAAGCGGATCAAACGCAGGTACTTGCTCAAGCGCATTCCTGCGTGGATTAATTACATTCATCATCATGGCGTACCTTGCCTCGTCATATTGGTGGTCCTCTCCGTCCGTATCAATATCCTCAACATATTTTTCAGAGTACACAAGGTTCGGTATCGTGCGTATAAACTCCCTGCAGCTCTTGAAAATGTAGTACATCGCAACGCCGTCATTGTCAAAAGCAAGGCGGTAGTGGAATTGCATAAGTCCTGCTATGCGCTCATTGTCCCCACGCTCCCAGTAAACGCCGTATTTAGCCATACTTGCCGCAATGCTTGCACCGCTGCCGTTGTCCGCAAATATTGCAGGGTCAGCAACACCCATTATTTTCCTGCCCTTAAGATTTTCGTCATTCTGCTCAATCTCTCTTATCTCCTGCGCCAGCTTGTCAAAATTCTTTTTAAGTCCTGTATTCGGGCTGTTTTTCGCACAGCCGTAGTATTCTCGTATGCGGTAATACCGTCCGTCATTGTCCACAGCGTGCCACCCGACCGAAAAGGGTTTTGTATATCCCCAGTCAAAGCTGCGTATAATCTTCCAACCCCACGGAATTTTAAAATCATTAATCACATGAGTAAATCGTCTGTCATTGTAATGCTGCGGATCGTCCGTAAACTCAGTAAATACCTGCCCTTCAAAGCTGTCCCAACTGCCGTAAAGGAGTGCGTTCCTTTCCGCCTCGGGGCGGTCTGCAAGCCTCTTGAGGTACATCGGGTCATTTTCAAGCAATTTCTTATTATCAAACACACTTGACGGTACAAACACCTTCGATTGCCAATAGCTTTTCAGCGTACCGTCAGGCTGTTTTACCGCAAGTTTTTTCCAAATCGTAGTAAACGGCTTTCCGGCAGTAACAAATTCTTTCTTCACCCAACCGTGCCCCACACCTCCGGGGTTGCCTGTTGCCCGTACATACACCCTTGTGCCCGGGCCGCTTGCTCTGTTTCGTGACTTCAAATAGCTGTACTCCTCAAAAGTAAATTGTGTCAGCTCATCAAATCCTATAAAATCATACTGCAAGCCTTGATATTTGAACTTGTCCTGCGTGCGAAAAAGCGAACCAAACTGCACTTTTGCGCCGCTCGGAAATGTAAATGTGTGCTTCGTGTCATTAAATTTAACATCTGCACAAAGCTGTGTGTAATAATATCTTGCACGCTCAATCAACTGCTCAAGTTCGGGCACTGTCTTTCTCAAAATAAGTCCTCTGTAATTGCCCACATTCACCTGCCGCACTGCCTCAATCACAAGATAGTCCGATTTTCCACCTCCTGCCGCACCTCCGTAAAAGCCCTCGTCCTCGCCTCGGCTCAGCATAAGCCGCTGCTTAGGTTGCGGCGTCCAAATTTTGTTTTTAATCATTCAAAATATCCTCCTCGGGTGGAGTGAGCAACTGCATTTCGGGCAGCTCAATAATATTGATTTCCTTGTTGCTCTCCTCTTGCTCAGTACCTGCAAGCACCTGCTTAATGTTAAGCAAACTCTTCGATATTTCCGCTATACTTTTTGTGTCCACAAGCCCCTTGTAGATTTCTATATCCGTTTCCCTTGCGGTTTCCTCAATTTCTTCTGCCTGCCCTTTATCGTTAATGCCCTCTGTCTTTGTCTTTTTCGTTCTCACAGTAACTTTTTCGCACTTGTCAACTTCGTCAATAGCTCTGTTAATCTTTGCAATCAGCTTGCTTGCAGCAGAACATACACGCTCAATGTCGCTTACGGTCTTTCGCACATTCTTGTCATTGAGTTTTTTCGCCACCTTGTCCGCTGCTTTCTTGTGCTGCTTGCGCTTTTCCGCTGCCCATTTTTCTTTTACACTCTTTTTCTGCACAGCAGAGGCACTCACACCGTATTTTTTCGCAATATTTGCAAGACTTATTTCGCCCGTTACATATTCAGCTTTGATTTTTTTCCAATCAATTCTCTTTTGATCACTCATCTGCACCACTTTCTTTTTTGCTTTTTGCTCAAATTTAACTACATCTACTTAAATTTTAAAGCAATCTGCGACCAAATCAACCCCACCGCCCTGCTATCCTCTTATCACACGCAACCATTCAAATCCGTCGCACACATATTTCATAAATTTATCATTCTAATAGCGTAGCTATTAATTTTCAACTTAAAACCAACAAAATCAAGCATAATTTTAAACATTAATTTAAGCGTGCGAAATAAATCACACGCTTTTCTCATTCTTTGTATCTTTCTTCATTCATTTTTGCAATGCAGCACCCACGCCAGCATTTGCAGTTGCAGAAATTAACTTCATATTCTTGCCGCTGCTTTTTCGTTTCAAATTCAAGTGTGAGCTTAACAACTTCCTCACAAAACCCCTCACATTTTATTCTCATATCCCCACTTTTGCAAAAAAATGGGCAAATCGCTTTCGTACTCTTGTCAACCATTTTGTTTTCCTCCCTGCACCAATAAGCCGTCCGCAGACAGCTTGTTTATGAAATATCAAATTTTTCGTACGCAAGAGGCAAAAAAGCAAAGTACCAGCTTGCACCTGTTATCTCGTTGTAATTGTAGTTCTCATCGTCCTTGAGCATAAAACAGCCGTCAGGAATTTTTATCATTTCACCACGCTCAAGTTTCTTAATCTCCCTGCGCCCTGCCTCTTTTACTGCAATCTCAGGCTTTTTAAGGCATCTCGCCGTCCTTATTCTCTTTTCCCCTGCTACATCTTTGCTTATGTATTCCGCAAGTTTTTCGTAGTAACCGCTTGTGTATAGTGCAGTAAAGTTTATGCCGTCGTACTCCCAATACTTTTCTACAAATTCAAGAGCCTCACGCTCCACAATAATGTGCATATGCCAGTTCTTGCCCAGCTTTCCACACTCCGTAAACGATATGTACTTAAACTTTTTTCCAATTTTGCGAAAAGCGTCACGCATTTTTCTTTTCCATTTGCTTGCAATCTTTTCAAATTCATCTTCTGTAAGCTCCGCCCTTGGCACGTTCAGCCTTACAAAATAGTCACCGCTTGTAAAATTGCAGAGTATAAGCCTCTGCATATTTTTGATTGCTCGCATTCTGTTAGCTCTTTTTTGCTTTTCGGGTGTAAGACTCTGATTTATTTTTCTACCCCCGTAATTTTTTCCAATTTTGCGAAAGGATCTGTAATATTCAATTTCAGTGAGCGGACCACTTTTTATAGTTCTTTTGTATGTAAACATTATATTATATATCCTTTCTCAGAGTTCGTCACTTAAATAATTGCTTTAGCAGGAAAGCCAAGCGGCTCAATGGCCGCTTTTTTTCTTTCCTTTACATCTCAATTTTCGCTCTGTTTTATCTCACCATATGCGTCTTTATACGCTTTCAGCTGTCCGCTCAGGTATATGTTCTGTTCAATCGCCTTGCACAAGTTCACTTCATTGCTGCTGTATGTATCATTAAGATTCTTAAGATTTCCATACACAAGGTTCAATTTTTCTCTGTACTTTCTGCAAGCCTTTACAGCTTTTTCTTTTTCATCTGCGAGCTTTTGTGCCTCTTCCGACATTTCATCAATCAACTTGTCCCTGTGAGTAATGCAGCTTTTCAAGTTTTCTATCTCTTCCTTTGTTTCCCTTTTATCAATTCTGTGAATTTCATAAGAGATAAAAGAATAAGCCGCAAATAGTGCAATTACAATAACCCCGTACATTCTCTAACCCACCTTTCTATAAACGCACTTAATCGCCTTAATCTGATTATCAGTAAGATTAACAATGTCCTCTCTTGAAACGCCTACAAACATAACCGTTCCCTTGTAAACCTCGCCTGTATCCTTGTTCTCAAGATTATCCTTGCCGCTGCCCGAATAAATCATCTTAATTCTGCCTTTAAGCAAGTCCTTGTTTTTGAGTTTCTCACTCCTCAAAAAGTTCTCAATCTCAACCCTGTCAATCATCTCAACCATACCTCTAATCTCGCCTTCATATCCAACCGGTTCGGCATACTTAAAAACCAGTACCTTTTCCTCTGCCATTTTCTTTGTTTCATCCTTTCTCCCTGTATATTTTTCGTAGCAGTTGCACACCACTCCTCTGCTCCTCGCTGAGCAGCGTGTAAAATGCCTGCAATTCTCACAGCTTTTCATCTTCACTGTCCGCCTTTAGCTTTATGTACTTAAGCAGTACAGCCGAGGCCTCCTCCCAGCCATAGCAAACAAGCGCCAAATTGCCCTGCTCTCTCAGTCTCTTTATCCATTTCCGCTGCTTTTCAGTCGCTTTGTTGTTGCCCACCTTGAGTTCAATGTAAAGTGCGTGATATTTCCCCCTCGATACAGGCAGGCACAAATCAGGCACACCGGCTCTCACTCCTTGACGCTTAAGATTAAAAGCCTCTTTCTGATTTCTCTTGCCACCATTTGGTACATGATACAGCAAGTCAAGCTGCGGATAAGTATTTCTCGCATACGCAACCCAGTTGAATAGCTTAATCTGCTCATACGCTTCATTTGTCATTCAAGCACCTCCAAATCACCAAGATAATCAGCCACAATTCCGTACGCTATCACCATTCCTTCACTTATGTAATAATGTTTGTCCTTCCTGCTTTTGCTGTCATTATATCCGCTCATCTTCTCCTGTTCACTTTCTATGCGTTCGGATATTTCAACTTTTAATTCGTCAAGGGTCATTATTTTTTTCTCCTTTCATCAGTTCCGGATTATCATAGATGTTGCCGATAACTTCAATATCTCTTGAACAATAGTGTCTGCCTAATCCATCATAGATTAAATTATGCACAAATCCAAATTCAGTTTCATCAACATCGTACTGAACGATTCCATAGTCGTCACCATCCGAGCGGTAAAGAAAATCAATGATATCACCCTCAAAGATTTTCGTGCCATTCTTGTCAGTCATTCCCGTGTACTGTCCAACCGTTTTGAAAATAATCGGGTAAGCTGTATTTTCATCATTAGGTTGTATAATGTGATACTGCCCCCATATTATTATCAATAAACCTTCGACCCACGCATCATTATCTACTCTCTTACCTCTGAATAAATATTCTCTCATCTATAATTCTCCTTTTTGATTTAATATCGCATATTTTCTCTGTGCTTGCTTTAATCTTGCTTCTCTGCAATTCTGACAATAAAGGTGTTCTCCGTGTTCAATAAAATCTTTGCCACATCTTTTGCAAAATTGCGGTTTAAATCTTACAAATGATAGACATCCGTCACAGCCGTTTTCTTTTGCTTTACATCCTCTGTACTTGTCCCAGTTTTGGCACATATCTTTTTGAAAATATACATTAAACTTTTTTATTTCGTCTAAATCAGCACTCAAGCACGCTATAAATCTTGACATCAACTCTTTAACTTCTGACTTTTCTTCTGCACTAAGTAAGTTTTTATGTTTTAACTGTTTTGGAGCAGCGTTATCTCCGAAATTACCGTCACCGATAATTGCTCTTACTTTATCAAGTCTTTCTGTTAGATATGTATTGTATACTCTGCCTCTGATTGCTTTAACAGACTTAGATATTTTTTCTGATATAAGTTCATAACTGTATCCGTTCTTAATCATTTCGCCAAGCATCATATATTCGCTTTCGGTCCATTTGATATGATTATCCGCCTTAACCGGTCGCTCTTTGATACCAAGGTCGCATATTCTTCTTTGTATAGCTCCTTCAGTCCTTTGAAGTTTCAGAGACAGTTCTTTGTAACTGTATTTATATTTACTAAGCAATCGCATAAGTTCTTTATCTTCAAACTCACTCCAAGGAGTTCTTTTAAACTGATATGATTTTTTTATATCTTTGCGCCTTTTTTCATCAACCCACTTTGGTTCTTTACCTAAACTGTTCCTCTGAAAGCTGCTGAAATCAAGAAAATTCATATTTTCATATGCCCACTTCCAAAACTCATCTATAAGAATCATATTAAAAGTTTGTTTTCCACGCTTTACTTTGTGTGTTTTCAATCCTCTGTTTTTAAACCAGGATACATTTTTATATGAATCGGAGTTTTTTCCTAAAGCAACAAACAATTGATGTTTTGTAATGTAAATACTATTATCAAAAAAAGCTCCCAGCTTAAGTCTATTAACTTTTTGAATTACAGAACTTTTGCTTCTTTCAAGTTTTGTACAAATTCTTTCAACACTTGAATTGCCCCACATTTCGCACAAACTGTTGACATCATCATCTGTCCATTTTCTTCTCATTTTTCTTAACTCTCTTTTCACTCACAACATCTGATATAATCTTTCCTGCACGCACTAAAGCTGTGTATTCGCCGTAGCTGTAATATGTGTTATGTATTTTGTTATACTTAGCAATCTCAAGACATACCAAATCAAGATGATCAAGTTTTTTCCGTTTCATATCATTTCTCCTTAAATACCAAAAGAGCAGCCGCACCTGCTCCGGCAGTAACATTATGCAAGTCAGTATTATATTTTAGGAAGAATAATCAACGAAAGTTGTACTTTCTGATATATAGTAAAGCCGTGCGGAGCTTACTAACTTAATTAAAAGCCTTCATTCATCAAAAGCTTTTCTACGCACAACGATAAGAATTTGCTTACCGTTATGCCGTCTTGCAGCTTATTGTATCTGCTTATTTCTATACATTTCTTGTCCAGTCTGTCTAAAACTTTTTTCATAGCCTTTCGCCTCAATATTCTATCCCTATGTAATCAAGTACCCTTGCCCAGCCGTACTGCGTTCCGTCCTCGTCTTTACAGCAACGGTACATCCAATATTCCCATTCTTTCAGATTGCGCTCTTTAAGCAAATCAAATCTATGTGGCCTTTTTTCAAGTTGAATACCAAATCCGCACATAGAGCAGCCTGTGCGCTGTGCTTTTGTTGTATACAGAGTACCGTCATCTTTTCGCTCAATCGTTCCGTAAATTTCGGGAACAGGTACTTCCAGCTCAAGCGCAAGCTGTAAAATATCCTGTCTGTTAAAAATAGCAAATGGAGCTGATCGCACCGTTGTCTTGCCAAAATAGTTACACCCATTAATCATAAGCGACTTTGCTCTTCTACCACCTTCAGACGCCATAAGTCCCAAATATGGCACACTGTTATGTTCTTTTGCCCAATCGTCGCAAGGCTTTTCTTTTAAATAGTAGCAGCATTTCGATGAAACTTTAAAATTCGGTATGCTATAATTCACACCCTCATTTTCGTTCTCATAACCGCCAAATTTCTCAAGCCATTTGTTGCTCAGTTTCATTCGTGTGTTTTTCCTATAACCGCCAAACTCTCCCGTTTCACCTGTTATTATTGCGTGCCTTACTGTTTTATTTTTCTCGGTCGGATGTTGCAGAGTTTCAATCTTACCTGCAATCTCTTTTGACAATACAGGAAATCCAAACTCCTGCAATATCTCAGGCTTTTTCCATCTATGCTCCGTTCCGTTCTCGTCAACATATCTTACTGCTGACTTTAAGCGCTCAATTCCTAATTGTTTATGTACTCTCTGAATGCTCACATCTTCAAGTATACTAACGCTTACGCCAGGAGCATTAATTCCTATTGACCTCAAAAACATAAACAAAGTAATACTGTCAAGTCCGCCTACGCTCACATGAACATTTAAATCACGCTTTGCAGCCTCGTTATAAAACTCCCATGCTCTTATATATGCATATCTTTTCTTAAACTCATAATCTTGTTTTTGCTTAACTCTAAAATCAGCAATCTTCTTCTCAGCACCAATTCTGTTAAGTCTTTCCATTATATTCTCTGCCATTGTGAAAACCTCTTTTATTTTTAGTGTGCTGGAGCAGCCGCACCTGCTCTGCAGTAACATTATGCAAGTCAGTATTATATTTTAGGAAGAATAATCAACGAAAGTTGTACTTTCTGATATATAGTAAAGCCGTGCGGAGCTTACTAACTTAATTAAAAGCCTTCATTCATCAAAAGCTTTTCTACGCACAACGATAAGAATTTGCTTACCGTTATGCCGTCTTGTAGCTTACAATTAAGCACTTTTTCCCAGTGTTCAAGATTTTGAGAAGATGTATAGTTGATTGCATGTCTTATTGATCTCTCAACTCGTGAACCCGTTGAAGCAACTTCATTTGCAACATCTTCATACAATTTGCAAAAACTTATATCTTCGCAAGCATTTGTAAGTTCATACAACTTACAAATAGCTATGGTCGAATAGTTGTATTCGTTTAAATTTGGAGTAATTCCGAGTGTAAGCAACAATTTCTTTGCTCTCTTAATAGTTTTTTCCATTTTGATTTCACCTCTTGATTTTTTTAAGGCTTATTGCTATAATAAATATGTAGATTTGGCAATAAGCCTTACTTGAGCGTTGATCACTGCCCTGTGTCAACGCTCCTTTTTTATGTTTCCGCCTCTTGCAACAATCAAGTGCTGCCTTTTGCCCATATTTGTATCAACTGTTTCAACAAGTTCTACAGATACCATCAGTTTACCTTTCTGACTTCTGCGGTATATAACTGCATTAATCTTGTCAAAACGCTTTTCAAGCACATTTGGCAATTTTAAAATAACCGGCTCTTCTTTTATAAAAGCCTCTTTAATCTCCGCTGCTGTCATTGTTTTCCTCCGCAGGCTCAAATACATCCGCTGTCACATACTTAAAACATCCGTCATAAATCAAAAATCTTATGTCATATCCTTGTTTGTTTTGAGCTCTAAAGCGACATACATCATATACTGCAAAGACTTCTGATATATCTTCTTTACATCTGACTTTAAACATATGTACTCCTGTTAAGTTCTTATTGCTTAAGTTCTTATTGCGTACTTACAGCACTTAATAAACTTCTTGCAGTTCTTGACAACACGCTTAAATCCGACTGCCTTGTTGCAAAGTTTGTGGTTGTCAAGGCTCTCTTTAGTTTCAGCTACATAGTTTAGTATGTCTTCAAGCCTTTCGGCCGTCACTGTATCAAGTCCCTGCAATGTCATTACCTCGCCGTCCTTGATATTAATAAGTATATTTTCCATTACTCAACCACCATCCCGCAAAGTTCCATTAGGTCCACGCTTACCTCAAACTCAACAAATTCTTTATCGACCTTCACCGATAACCTACAGCACATCTCGTCCTCATAGTCAGGGTAACATCTCCTGTACAGTGTAGCCGTTATAAACTCATCATCGTTCTTGTATCTAAGCACTGCTTTGTCATTACGCAATTCAAACTTGCAGTCCTCTGCACTTTTTGCCATAGCAAAGTAATCCTCATTGTCTTTTTCGTATTCACTGCCTGCATAGGTCTTCACAAGCTTATACATACTCTCTTTTGTAATAATTGCAATTCTCATAATTAATAATCTCCTTAATTGTTTATTCGTCGCATACCTTTCGTGATTTAAAAAGGTCCGCCATCGGTATGCCGAACTTTTTAGCAAACCTGCTCAACTCCTCAACCGTAAACTTACCCGGGTCCTCAAGCCTTGTGCGATATGTCCCCTCCGAGCAGTGAGCCACAAGCGCCTGCCCTTTTCGGTCAATCTCTCTTATTTCCGATTCATACTGAATGTTTGCAATAAGCAGCCTTTTCATTTTGTCCTCCGGCTTTTTAAGTGGTCTTGGCATTCTCTCCGCCTCCTTATTCTATTTTCTTGCCTCCCCTCTTTTTATGTGCTACCATATAATCGAAAGGAGGTGTTATTTATGAAAACATATAAGTTTGACAAAGCAACTCAGATTATCTTCAGATATATTTATGAAAATCCAAAAACAGATGTAATCCATCTTGAATGTTTGACTGAAGATACATTTAAAAATAGGAATGTCCACGACGAACAAAAGATGTTTAACGACTATGCTCACAGTTGTGCTGATTACCTTTTGGAATGCGGTTTAATCTATACAATTAAAGAGCAGTCGCATACATTCTATTCTGTTTCGGCAAAAGGAATGGCATATTTGAAGTATAAAAAAAGTAATTTAATTGAAAAATATTTTCCTTTTGCCGTTTCTCTTATATCAGTAACTCTTTCTGTTGTTGCTTTCATAATTTCCTTAATTTAATTTTTCTTATCCTCCTGATTGCTGTCGGGGGGATTTTTCTTTGAATTAAGCTCCCATTGAAAACATACTTCCCTGTTTCCCGTTTGCCTCTCAAATTCCGAGATTACCGTTTTCATCAGCTTTTCAAAATAAATAGCGTCAGCTCCACGAGGAATATTTGAAATGCATATTCTTAAATCGTCTTTATCCACAAGCATAATGTCGCCTGCACTGATTTTTCTTCCTTTTGCCTCATTCATACGAAGTGCGTCATAAACAGCATTTCGTATCATGTGGTAAATCTTCTCCCTGCATTTTTTAAATATCATCTAAACACCTTCCTTATGCCGTTTCTCTTGCTTTTCCTTTCTCTCAGTGATAATATATCCTTGAAAGGAGGTGTAACTATGCGTAATTATGAAATTGATAAATTTGCAGCTGACACTGCAAAAGAAATTGTTGTTGCAATGGCTTCAACCTTTAGTTTTCCTGCTGATGCAGAAAGTGGAAAAGCCGTTTCAGAGTTTTATTCCGAAATTTTCAACGGTATTGCTGAAACACTCGGTAACTCAAATTTGGATACAACAAATCTCTAAAGAGTAGTAAACTCTTTTAATGCTCTGACGACCTCGGGAAGAACTTCCACTTCTTCCTTTGTAGGTCGTTTTTCATTTGCCACTCTTTCAATAAAATTTACAAGTGAATCAATCACTTTTGCAGCCTGTTCACCTTTCATTATTCCACCTCCTTATGCCGGCTGTTCTTGGGTTAAGAATAAATCATATGTCACATTAAGTGCATCACAGATTTTGGCATACTCCTCAATGTCGATCTTTCTTTTACCGTTAAGAATAGTATTAAGTGTGACAGGCGACATATTAATTTTTGTAGCAAGGTAATTCTGCTTAATACCATTATCTTCAAGATATTTCGCTATTGCTTCTCTTACCATTTTCTCACCGCCTCTTACTAAAATTAAGAATTTCTTAACTTTAGTTTTATTATAATTTAGTATTTCTTAATTGTCAATAGGTTTTTAAAAAAAATATTTAGAAATTCTTAATTTTTCTATTTACAATCTTAATTTATTGTGTTACTATTAGGATAAGGAGGTAGAGAAATGTCTAATTTGCGTGGAATTTTACAAAAAAATTTAGCTGATATAATTAATAACAGTAAAATGTCAAAAAAAGAAATAGCAGAAAGACTTGGTGTGTCAGCTGCGTCTGTAACAAAATGGGTTAAAGGTGACAATTCTCCTGATATTGAACTAATTGCAAAAATCTGTAATTTATTTGATACCAATATTAATACTCTCCTTCAATTACCCAAAACGCAGACATTTACATTAACAGAACACGAAAAAGAAGTAATAACCGCATATAGGTCAAAGCCCGAAATGCAGCAGGCAGTTGACCGACTTCTCGGAGTAGAAGAAAGTAAAGTTGTAGGGCAAGTTTTTCGTGCTGCTTGTAACGGCAAAAATCCGGAGTACATTACACTTACGGATGAACAGCGTAAAAAACTTGAAGAGGCACCGTCAACTGATGAATTGTAGGAGGTGAACGGATTGTTTTACGGAGCATATAAAAATGTCAGAAATTCCGCATGGCAATGTTTAATAGATTTTAAAATTAACTCTTTGCCTGTTGATGTTTTACAAATTGCAAAAACGGCAGATATTAAAGTTATTAAAAACAGTCTGATAAATGAATTAAAAGAATCTGAACTCGGCGCAGCTCTTTGTGACGGAGATAAATGGTACATAATATATGACGACACATTATCCTCATCACAAAAAAGATTTGTCGTGGCACACGAACTCGGTCATATTTTCTTGGGACACAGGCTCAAAAACGGTCACTTTATTCACGATAACTATAAGCTTGAAAAAGAAGCTAATTCTTTCGCCTCAAAACTTCTCTCACCGGCATGTGTACTATGGGGATTAGATTTACATTCAACAAATGAAATTTCAAAACAGTGTAACCTTACATCTCAACAAGCCGCTGCAAGAGCAAGACGAATGTCTGTTTTATATAAAAGGCAAATGTTCCTTAAAAGTGACATTGAAAAGAAAGTATATAAACTGTTTGAAGATTATATACAAAAAGAAATACACGCCTGTTAAACAAGCGTGCATAACGTAACCGCTAACGAGCGGTATATTTTTTAAATTTTGATGTGCGAATAATTAACAATTTTGTTTAAAAAGGAATTTTATTATGAAAAAATTTTTTTCAAATATTATTGGCAACATAGTTTATTTTTTTAAGTATGAATATAAATTCGTTTTAGGAGCATTCTTAGCATTACTCGAATTTATGTTACTCTATATAATATTCAGTAACATAATTGCATTTAACTTTTCAGGTACATTAATTATTTTTCTTGCAATCGTCCCATGGATTGTCTTCGGAGTATTTGCAAATATTAAAAACGACAAATATCAAAAGTTTTGGTTTAACGAAAAAAATGTACAGGTTATCCTTAATGCAATTAATTCTCCTGCTTCCGCTTCTTATGTAGTGGCAGAATACGAAAGATTTATTTCTTTTGAAAAGATGAACTATTCGTTCATGGCAAAATACTTTATTTCCGACAAATGTAAAACCGATAAGTTTCAATATGAATTTGCGGCAAAAGAATATTCTCTTTATCGTTTTTGTAGACTTTACACTCTGGTATGCCATTGCGAAAGCTACGCTTTAGACAGCTACTCCTGTAGTCCAAGTGAAGTAATAAATTCAGCCCGATATATTTGTCATAATATATCAGACTACATTACCGAGTATTACTACAAAAACAAAGCAAGCACTGTTTCTCCGTACTATATGGAAGAAGTGCTTGCAACTTACATATCTTTTTCCTTGAGTAATAAACTCAAAATGTCATTTGAAAGATATATTCTCTTTGCGGCCGAATACTATAAGGCAGAAGCATACAATTACTACCGCTCATCAGATGAGCGAAGCACTGAACTCTTAAACTTCTATAATGGTTATTATAATAAAAATATAAATCTAACCAAAAGTGAATACGACCTAAATACATATCTATACTACTTCCACAACAGATTACCCCTCTTTATTAATGACCTTGAAAACATTACTTCACAATTTCAATATCCAAAAGCAATAAAAGTTTTTTATCGAAAAGAATACAACTATGCAATAATTAAACACGATTACGCTGTTATTTCAGTTATAGATGTTAATATTAGTAATAATAGCTTTAACTCTATTATTGACCAATACATAGCTGACTACCTATTCAAAGAAAATTTACCGTTTTCAAAGCAATTTATCATAGCAGACTCTGATTCTGATTTCCGTCAGCACAACCTCAGTATGATATACAACGGTGACAACTCCGTAAAACTCAAAACATCCCTCTCGGAATATTCACCAAATCAACCTTTGACTGTATTTATAAACAATTTAGAAATTGGAAGTATCCCCAATACAGATTTAAAATATTTCCAAAAGCCTAATTACAATCCACAAATTTCAAAGGTAAATATCAGCGTATCTACAAATACAGATAATATCAAAACCTACAAAGCAACCGTAACCGTTAATTTCACAGTTATTAAGAAAACAGTTATTAAGAAACCTGCTGTAAGAGTCAATCAAAATGCTGTCTCACTTGTCGAATGTCCTAAATGCAAAACTTTAAATAGTTTCAGCAGCACCAACTGCACCCTTTGCAATACACCTCTGTTTATTGAAGATATAAATAAAACCGAGCAAAATGAACAGAACTAATGAATCTATATTTTATTACTCAGATGTGAGGTTACAACTATGAATGAATTAGAAGAGTATATACATATTCCAAAAATAAGCAAAAACATTAATTTTTGGATGTTAAGAACTAAAAGAAGTGCCTTCTATTATGAGTACATAACAAAAGGCTATATTGCAATAGGTTGGAATATTGTATTAAAGAATAATATTAATAATGAGGAAGATAGATTAAAAAATAAATTAGAAGAATTATATCCCGAAAAGCACCCCAAAACATCATTAAATAAATGTCATAAGTTTATATTTGACTTAAAAGAAAATGATATTGTTTTAATTATTGGGGATTATGAAATAACCTTTGCGAAAGTAGGTAAATATTACGAAGAAAGCAATTCTAACCTTAACTATATAAGTGAACTTGAAGCACATAAGCAAATTGAAAATAATTTACATAAGACAAACGATATATTATGCCCATATGTAAAAAGACGAAAAATTGAAATAATCGGCAAAACAAATATCTATGCTCTTAATCCATACTTATCTAAAGCTATTTACAGTAATCACCACAGTCTAAGTTCGCTAAATGATTATGCAGAACTCATTCTAAATGCCTGTTACGGAATATATGTAGTAGGAAATAAACTATCTCTTACTTTTCATATTGATTCAGAAGAAAAAATAGACGCAATCAGTTTTTCAAATTTTACAAGCTATTTGATATATCTTTTCAATAAAGAAAATACTGACATAAACCTAACAACAGCTCTTAATTCTCCCGGTGACATATCTTTTCAAATTATTTTTGGCGGATTAACATTTATAAAAGATAATTTGCTATATATACTTGTAATATACATTATGATTTTTGGAGGAAAAATAAAATCCAAAAAAACCAATTTTGAAATAACAGGACTATTATGGCACATAAAAAAGATATATAAAAAAATAAAATATAAAGAAATAAATGAACTAAAATATGAAAACGAAAAAACTAAACAAAAAATCACAAAAAAAGAATTAGAGATTAAAGAGTTAGAACTTAACAAAGAATTTGATCAAATGATAAAAAAAGCAGACGAACTTCAACTCTTGGATTCAGTACAAAAGCTAAATGTCCGTCCGGCAAATTCAAATATTATACAAATAGAAAAATTTATTCAAGACAACGAGGATAATACGGATGATAATACTTAATTGTAAAGTATATAACTAACGGCAAAAAAGCACATTCCCATACACTTACAGTAAAATCATTATCAATACTCAAATTTACAATTAAAGCAATAATATTGAGTATAAGAGAAAAAATAAGCAAAATGAAAATCATATATGAAAGAACCCCATAAAATGTTCGTAATTTTTTTTTCATTTACTCCACCTCCTATTATAATATTATAACACTTTTATCAATTTGTAAATACAATTCAAATAAAACGCACAAAAGAAGTGAGCAAATGCCTTTTAATGAAAATTTAAAATTGCTAAGAACCAAAAACAAATTGACTCAAGCTGAATTAGGTAAAATATTAAATTTAAGTCGATCAACAATTTCAAATTACGAAGCAGGAAAAATGCAACCTTCAATAGAAACAATAATTGAAATTTCAAAATATTTTAAAATAACTATTGATTCACTTTTAAAAGATGAATAAAGTGTAACCATATCACTTTCAAAAATTCAAACCATAAGGAGTTGATACAATGGCAAACGCAAAAAAATTAAAATCAGGCAACTGGCGAGTACTTGAATATGATTATACAGACAAAAACAATAAAAGGCATTACAAGTCATTTACCGCCTCAACTAAAAAAGAGGCAGAATATATGGCAAAGGAATACAGTCATAACAAGCAAAGAGGTGCTAAAACATACAATGACCTCACCTTGCAGGAAGCATACCGCCGTTACATAGACAGCAAGTCATCGGTTCTTGCCCCTTCAACAATAGACGGCTATGAAAAAAATTTGCGAAATGATTTTAAAATGCTAATGCCTATGAAGCTGAGTAATATAAATCAAGAGCATATTCAGCTTGCTGTCAACGAGATGTCAGCAACAAAATCGCCTAAATCAGTACGCAACTCCCACGGACTGTTGTCTGCGGTTCTGCGTGCATACAAGCCTCAGCTAATTCTTACTACCCGCCTACCGCAAAAAGTAGAGCCAACATACACAATTCCCACTACAGAAGAAATCAATACTCTGCTCGCCAACGCAAACGATTTCATAAGAGTGCCAATTCTGCTTGCAAGCTCCGGCAGTCTTCGCCGTTCCGAGGTGTGTGCCCTAACTCTCAACGATGTAAGCGACCTCGGAGTAACGGTAAATAAAGCAGCTGTCTATGACAAAAACAATAATGTCGTAATAAAGCCGCCAAAAACGAATGCAGGTAATCGCTTTGTTCCCTTGCCTCCTCACATCATAAAAGAGGTCAAAGAATGGAAATACTTTGGCTGCTCTCCGGCAAAACTATCTGACTCATTCAACAGACTTGTACAACAATGTAATGTGCCGCATATATCCTTTCATAAACTACGCCATTACTTTGCTTCCGAACTCCACGCCTGCGGTATCCCAGACAAGCACATAGCTCAAATCGGAGGTTGGAAATCTGTTGCAGTACTGCAAAATATCTATCAGCACACTCTAAGAGATAAGCAGGAAGAAATGAATAAGAAAATCATAAACATTTTTCAGAATAATTTTACCGCTGATTCAAGCAATCTACAAAACCAAGCATAATTCTAATTTAAGTATTTAAGGCAACAAGCTATCCAAAAACAAAAAACTTAATCATTCAATAACAGTAATGCAACACGATTTACAACCACTTTTTTCTATAAATTCGTGTTGCATTTCGTGTTGCATTTATACTCAAAACACCTATTTTTACCGCTAATTTCTGTTTTTTACAATTAAATATGCAAACTAAAAAATCCAGCAAACAAGCCATTCCCAAGGATTTTGGCTTATCTGCTGGATTTTTGTTTTGGTGGAGATGAGGGGAATCGAACCCCTGTCCGAAAAGTATTTGCCAAGGCTTTCTACGAGCGTAGTTGTCGTTTTAAAATTCCCTTACCGCAGCACCCGACAACAGGTTATACGGCTCGGTAGCCTCTAATGTGTGATGCTGCCCGAGGCACTGCCGCATTCACATTTACCACTAATCGACGCCCCTTGCATAGCCGTGGTGCTCTATGCAGGAACGAGCAGCTTACGCTGCTAATCTAACTGTAGTTTTGTCAGTTATTTTAAAAGTTGCGGATTTTATAGTGGCTCTCCGCACCACTGCTCGCTTACCGAGGTTCACGCTCCCCGTCGAAGCCTTTACATCCCCGGATATAAACAAAGTTTAGCCTGTTTTAAGACTATCATTATACTATATATAACAAGCATTGTCAATCACTTTTTGTCATATATGCTAAATTATCAAATTTTATTTAAAGACTGACAAAATGAGCCGCACAAATTAATGTACGGCTCTTTGTTATTATTTGCTGTGCTTATCTTTTTTCTTTTTTATATGAATTTCGGGAACTGCCACTGTATCATAAATAACAGATTCGTCGGCATTAGGTTTTTCGCTTGATATTTGCTTTACCTTACCTGTGTGAATTTCAGGAAAAGCAAGGTTTTCGGTTTCTACAAAATATTTATCCTTATCCTTCATAATATTACCTCCATT